TTTTTTAAATCCATATATAATAAAAGATGAAAGAATAATAAACAAAGGTTGTATAAATTTTCATCCTTCTCCCCCTAAATATAAAGGTGTGTGTGGAGCATCATTATCTTTATATTATAATGATAAATATTATGGTGTTACTGCTCATTATATAGATTCAAAAATAGATAATGGTAATATTATTGATGTGATAAAATTTGAAATTCCTAATAATATTAATTGTTATGAATTATCTAAATTAACAAGAGAATATAGTTTAAAATTATCTAAAATAATACTAACTAATATATCAAAAACTAAAAAATTACCGAATATTAATAAAAGTTTGATTTGGGGTGATATTGTAATGACTAGAAAAAAATTTAAAAGATGGATGATAATTGATTTAGAAAATATTACTGATGTTAATGAGATTAAAAGAAAAATTAAAGCTTGTGTTAATGATAAGTTTGAGGGACCTTATATAAAACATAATGAAAAATTATATTCTGTTAAATTAAAATTATAATTTCTAAACAATTATGGGTAATACTGAAAGTCATCAAGAAGGAAAAACCTAGAGTAATTTTTGATGCAAATGGAAACAAAATTACATTCAAACATGAAATTATTGCCAAGGCATTATTCAGTAATATGAAAAAATGATTTTGAAGTATATCAAGTTCATATGTCTCAATTATTGTAAAAGAATTTAATTAATTTACAAATCTGTATTATATCACTGTCTTTTATAGTGATATATAATGGTAAAAATAATCCATTTTTACTTACATATTGACTATTTACAAAAATGTCTTTGTTATAATACATTTTTGTTTTATTTATTTCCCCATATACTGGTCTTTTTGATATTTTGTGTTTTTTTAAAAATGTTACTAACTCGGTTCTTTTATCAGTTAAAATATCAACAAACCATGGTATCCATTCGTCATTAAGTGGTGGTCGAATTTCAACTAAATCTTTTAATTCTTTATAATACAAATCAAATATCTCTCTCATTCGTTTAACTCTATAATCATTTTTTTTTATTTGTTCTATACCAATAACTGCTTGTAAATCAGTAAATTTTAAGTTAATACCAAATACTTCAAAATTATCCTTACCACTTTCTCTTCGTCCAAAATTTTTAATCATTCTCATTTTTTAGCTAATATTTCATCATTTGTTACCCAAAATCTACCTTGACCTGTGCTAATAATTTTTGGAGAACTTAATGAAAAACACCCTATATTGTTTAATTTACCATGTATAATCTGTTATTTTATATTTTTGTAAAAGTCTTTGCTTTAATTCTTCATATGTTTTATATTTTTTACCAGAACCTATATTATTTAAAATTTTATTAATTTCAGTTTTAGTTGCTTTACTTGGATTATTTTCCTTATAAAATTTCATCAATTGGGTGTATCTGGTTGAATCATCATCTTTCAAAAATTTCATAGTCTTTTTCCATAATTTTCCTTTTATTCTATCATAATCTGAGTCTTCATACTCTAAAATTTTGGGTAGAGCACTAATTTTCCACAAAAATCCTTTTAAATAAAATAATAAATTATATATTAATGTCATTATCACTAATGTAATAACAGTTGTAAAACTTTGTCCCGTCAATTTTTCTACATCTTCAGGTTTCCAATCAGTATATTTTTCCATTTGTGATTCTATCAATGGAGATTCAAGATTAGCCAACGACCAAGATATTAAGCCTATTATTATTGTCATAATAGAAGCAACACTGAATCTTGAAAACAAACTTTTAATTCCAGAGAAAAAATCCCATGACTGAAAATAGGGTGAGGTGGCACGATCAATTAATGCGTAAATCGGACCAATCTCAGTAAATGCATTTGCAAAACTTGAAAATGCATTTAGTATACTTGATGTTCCACCAGTCATGAATAAAGCTCCTATACTTAATCCCAAATTTAGTGTATGCCTACTTACTACCAAATCATAAATCGAATTTACTATTTCTTTGATAGTTATTGTATCATCTTCTTTAGAACTTCCTCCAAATTGACCTGATTTTAATGCCTGTTTACTTAATTTGGGCTCATCTAAAACAATCACTATTGTTAATAAAATTTTTGTTATCAATTCAAAAATAGGTCGATTTATGTTTGTAACTACTAAATCTGATATTAAATTTTTCAATTTATTTAATTTTTTCTGACTTATTTCTAATGTTTCCCGTATACTCTTATCAGTCATTTCAACTTTATTCTGTTCAATTAATTTATCTATAGTAAATTGTAATTTATCACAAACTATATGTCTTTCTCTTATACTTTTCATTTTCATTAAGTCTTTATCATTAATCATAGGATCAAAACTTGCTACATATCTTATATAGCTATCCAATCTTGTTTTTTCACTTTTACTCAATTTTCCTTGGCCTTTATTAAATGATTCACAGTAATAGTCTTTCATGCACTGTAATATATTAAATGGATTCTTTTGAGTATCCCGTGTTTTCCAACTTAATAAACAGTCCCCATGTCTTCTTTGTGCTAAATGTTGTTTTTGTAGTTTTTTTAAAATGTTAGGATTAATTTTTGGTTTTTCTGCTTGACCAAAAAACGCACCACCCATCAATATATTTCCATAATTTTTGATAATTTTTTGTCCTAAAGGGGTTGATACCCGCACTTTTCTATTTGTAATGGGATTAATTATTATATTATAATTCATTTATATAATATAATAATATTTTTTTAACAACAACATTTACAAATACAACACAATACGAGTAAAGCAACAATAATAATAACTGCTACTAATGGATAACAACTAATCTTATTGAAACAAGCTTTATTAACATTACTATCGGTTTCTTCTTTAAAAATTGTTGTCCTAATAGTTGTATCAACATTAGCTGTTTTTGGTGGGTCTTCATCGCCTTTCAAATCAATAATATCAGGAGTTGTAGCGGTATCAGTTGTTGTAGTATTTAAACCAAATGTTTCAGTATCTACAACAAGATTGGTATCTACATTAACAATAGTAATTCTATATGGATTATCAGGTAGATTTTTTGGTATATTCCATAAGTAATATTGGGGTTCTGAATCGGTAATCACCGATAAATAATCTAAATGATTTAAACTACTCGTAACCCAATTATTATTTATATTATTTTGAAGCTTTATAGAGACTAAATCACAGTCACAATCTTTCCAGGATATGTTGTAAGGTTTCCCCAAATTTAAATCTAATCCATGACTAGATACAATAAAAAAACTTAAAAAAAACAAATTAAAAATAAACATTGCTATTCTAATATACATTAATAAGTAATTTATAAGCATTTTATTCTTTAAATAAACTGACTATTTCTTTAAGCTAAAAGTAATACTTTATATTTAATTTAAGACCTATTTACTTTTAATAGAACCTGTTTCATTAACCGACCGTTCAATCCAAACGTTTTTGAAATGATTGGGATAGCCTGGGTCCCCATAATAATTGTTTAAATAATCATTGCATTTGACCTGATCATGTTTAAGGTGCCATCTTCCTAATACTACCTTTGTTTCTGGAATGACCTTTTTGTAAAGGTTTTCTAAAAGTTTCCTAGAAAACATTTTATTTTATCTTAAATGAAAAAAAAAGTTTTCAAATTTTTACAAAAGTCTATTAATATATTTTTTAGAACTATAAAAATGTTTAGTTTAGCGTAAAATATAATTCAGAATAATTCCAAGTAAGTTTTTCAGAAGATAATTGGTGGCAATTATTTGGGTCGTATTGTTCTGATAAATCTAAATTTTTATCTATAAATAAAATATTTTTAATTATAATCTTATAAGTATCATTTTTTAAATATTTTCATATCTGAACTAATGCTAAAGAACACTAAATTATCTATAATAGCTGGGTAATCTTCTTTTAATCATCATTATACCTCTTAATGCTGGACCATCATTTTGAGGTCTACCCCATTGTTCATTAAACGCGGTTCTATTGATATTAAATTTAGGTTCTTCTAATCCCGATATTGTCCCTAAATTTTGTATTGAATACTCGTTTCAATATAATCCAATATATATTTTAAACTGATTTCGTCCTTATTTTTTTTGATATAAATCTATAAAAACTCTCATAACTAAAGCACTATCTCTTGTCCAATGAAAATTATAATCAGGCTCTAACGATGGAGATGCTATTATCATTCCTGGTTTTTTAGCAAAATTAATGTTATCTATAATATGGCTTTTAATAGTATTATTTAGATAATACATATATTATAAAAAAGATAATTTTTACATATAAGTGATTTAAATAAATCAAGCGTAAATTTGACTTAAATAAATTATTATAAATAATATCAAACATGAATAAAATCGTTATTATTGCCAGTGAATTAGCTATTATTACTGGACATAATAAATATCAGCCATTACAAAAAGTAATTGATTCAGTTTTGAATCGTAGTAAAATTAAAAAAATACACATTCCTAAATCAAATATTGAAGCTGGCTTAATCAATTTAAGTAAACCAGACCTCTTAAAAATTAAATCTGAATTAAACTTAGACCATAAAAGTTCCTTAAAAGAGGTAGAAACTAAAATACGACAAAAAGTTATTAATAAATCTCTTGATAAAAATATCACCGAAAATACGTCTAGAACGACAACTCAACGAGTATTAGAAAAAATGCCAGAATTGAAAAAATGTTTGGCTAACAATATTAGCCAAGATTTAAGAATGAAACGAGGAAATGTCAAAGAAAATCAAAACTTGGACGAGACCGAGAAAAAGTTTAACATCAAAATCGACTATAGAAACAGTAAAATGTATGAAAAAATGGTTCATAGCGATTTAGAAAAAAACTACACAATTTTTTTAAGAGGGAAAGTTGATGGTATGAACCAAGATTGTGTCGTAGAAACTAAAAATAGAACAAAACGACTCTTTAATCGTATTCCCGATTATGAAAAAATTCAATTAAATTGTTATATGTTTATGACGGATAAAGATAGGTCAATTCACATCGAATGTTACAACGATTCACAAAATTCGGTAGAATATGATTTTGATGATGACTTATGGGAAGAATGTAAAGATAAAATAATAGATTTTACGGATAATCATATTGTGTGTCACATAGATTAGATGTTAAATTATAAATCAGCTATATTTAAATAATTTAATGTTTTTTTGTGTGTTGCCCTTTTTTTTGTCTTTAATTTAATCCCATCTTGATGTGCCTCTTTATATCTGTTAGCACATAAACACCAATAATCTCCATCTTTTAATCCCCCAAAGTTATATTTGGTATTAGGCAATGTTAAATCATTTCCCTTGTTTTTAGTATAATTTAAAAACCGATTATTTACTTGTGCGCATACTGTATGCGAACCAAAATCGGTTGAATCGGTTTTACAATACCCATCTCTATAATAACCAGTCAACGGATTTTTACTGCAAACTTCTAATGGTTTATCAAATATATTTAATTGTTTATCGCCTGCTCTTAATACACTATCTACACGCCATACATTTTTTAGATAAATTTTATGAAATTTATCATATTTAAATTCACCTAAGTCATTACCTACCTGTTTTGAGAGTTTAAATCTGAATTTTGTCATTATAGTGTTTTTAACTGCAATAATATCTCTAATGTATATTTTTTTTGTGTTTTTTATAACATCACCTAAAATATAAGAGTCAAAATCTAATAATTGAGGATACGATAATTTAATCATTTTATTGAAATTTTGTAATGGACCGGTATTACTTTTATTTTCGGGACTAGCATAATAATAAGCAAATTTAATAGAATTATTATTATTAAGATTTTTAAATTTAGTCATATGTGCTTTTATAATTTCTAAGGCAGACATTAATAAAATAATATATATTATTTATATATATTATTTTACAGTATCAGAATAGATATTATTGATTTTTATTTGTAACTATAGTATCAATATCATTAAAATCTATTGTCTCTTTTTCAATCAGCAATTCTTTAATATTTACAATAATTTCTTTATTGGTTTCTAAAATTTTAAGTGTTTTTTGTTCCAAATCTTTTAACAATAAATCTATTTCTTTATCTAATTCTGACACCAATTTATCCGATTCTTTTCTCCAATAACCTTGTTGTTCAGAATAAATTTTTCTAAAACCTATATTTTTATTCATCCCAAAATGAGCGATGACATTATATGCTATTTGATTTAATTTTTCAATATCATCATATGCGCCATTGGTTATCTTATTTAAAAATATTTGTTCACTCAAACGTCCCCCCATTAATACCATAATTTGAGCATGTAACTCCTCTTTTGTATATAAATTTTTGTCTTCTTCTGGTATTGATTGAGAAAATCCTAATGCTCCTTTTGAACGTGGGATAATAGAAACTTTTGAAGGATTATTAACACCTGGTAACAAATATGAAACTATAGCGTGTCCGGCTTCATGATAAGCAATTGTTTCTTTTTCACTAGAATTGATAGTTTTTTTTAGTTTATTACCTAAAAGTATATAATCAATCGCATTATCTATATTTAACAGATTTATGCATTTATCATTATTTTTACCAGCATCAATTGATGCTTCATTGAAAATATTTTCGATGTCTGCACAACTAAATCCATATGTTATATTAGTTATTTTCTCGTTTTGAGTTTCTTTATCTATATTTTTATCAATACAGTATTTATCCCAGTAATAACCAATTATATCTTTTCGTTCCTCAAATATAGGTAATTGGAAATTTACTTTTCGGTCAAAACGACCAGGTCTTAATAAGGCTTTATCTAATGTATCTACACGATTTGTAGCACCAATAACAAGAACACTTTTGTTTTGGTTGAACCCGTCCATTTCAACCAATATTGAATTTAAAATATTGTCGCGTTCATCGTTTGCGATACTTGTATTTTTTGTTCTAGATTTTCCTATTGCGTCGATTTCATCTATAAAAATAATACTAGGTGATGTCTCTCTAGCTAATTTAAACAAATTTTTAACTTTTTTACTACCCATTCCTACAAGAGGCTGTATGAAATCTGACCCACTCATTAAATAAAAATTGGCTTTATATTTATCGGCGATCGCTTTGGCCAATAACGTTTTACCAGTTCCAGGCGGACCTTCCATTAACACGCCTTTAGGTATTTTTGTCCCTAATTCTAAATATTTTTTTGGTTCTAAGACAATGTCTGCTATTTCTAGAACCTCTGTTTTAGAATTAAAACATCCTCTCACATCTTCTATTTTTACATTGGTTTTTTCAGCTATATTTTTTTTAGGTGTTGTTGTAAATACATCTAATAATTTTACAACTATTAAAAATAGACCTAATATTAGTAATGTTGAAATAATTGTATTTAAACTAGATTCCAAAAGTGATGGATAAATATGGTCAACATCAATATCTGTGTTTATACTGTAGATCCGTTCTTCAAAATTATCATTTATATTCATTTTATAGTATTTATTTTCTAAAGTATATATAAGTGCCTCTTTATTATTAATCAACTCAATTTTATCAATTGTGTTGTTTTGTCCAATCATTGATTTCAACTGTGACCAATAAATTTTGTGATATTGCTTTTTATTTATAAAAGTATAAAAAGCAAAAATAATAATTGATAAAAAATTAATAAGATATAATCTTATTTTTATAATACTCAGTAAATATGATAATCCTCTAAACATTAATATATTAATATCAGTATGCTTTATATAAAAATTACTCTGTTCTATAATTATTATTTTAGCGTCCCTATATAAAATTTCTTTAATAAATTTTCTTTTATAAAGTCTGGATCTGGGTGGACAGACATAAATGTTGTGGTTGCATCCTGTCCTAATTTTTTCAAAATGACACCTCCACCTGGATGTATTGGGACCCAGTCTGTTATATCATACACTTTGTCTTCTATTACAATCCAGGCATCGTCTGCTTTATCGTGTTTTTTAACTTCTTGCATTTGATAACTTTTACCACCTCCAACATGCCCTTTTTTTTCTATTTTTTCTAAGACATCATAAGCTGTTTCTAAGGCACCTTCCATCCATCCTTGTGTCAAAGAGTATCTTTCACCTGCTATGTATAAAGGATATCGAAAAGGTTGTAACATTTTTTTATATAATTTTTCACTATTTAAACCTAATTTCCAATAATAAGTGCCTGAATTCCAAAAAAAGGCCTTGAATTTTACGATTTTTGTCATTTCTGGAAATAGTTTTCGCAATTCCAAATTTAAAAAATCTTCTAATTCACCATTCCATAATAATTTATTTAATAGTTCTGCATATTTATAGTCAGAATAAATCTGTAAATATTCGTTTTCAATATTTATAATTTGTCTAAATGGACCTGGTGTTATAATTTTTTGAATATTTTTAAACCATTTAGTTTTAAATTTAATAAATATTCTGATATATTTATTTTTTGTAGTATAACCAGGTAATCCCAAAAAATCTTCATCTACTGAATAACTTAAAATTAATTTTTTACAATTAAAAATACCATTATTAGTAAAAACTGTAAACTCTTTACCATCATAATCGTAATCCTGAAATGACGTTTTAAACTTAATATTTAAACCATCTTCTAATTTTTTAGTAATTTGTTCTAATCCATCTTTCATATAAAAATATTTAGCTCTTTTGCTTTTACTAAAAGGTTTAAAGTAGTGATACGCCTGTTTTACGCATGCTCCATTATTGTAGCCTGTTCTATCAACAATATCTCTCACTGATTCTCCATCTAAAACTTTTTGAGCTAAATTATAAAATGATAAATTTCTAATATCTTTATCGTCTTTTAATTTTTTATATAATTCCCTAATCTCATTACCTGGAAGTTTTTTTTGTTTTGTTCCAATATATTTGCATCTTGGATTAAAATCTTTTAGTTTATCTTTTAAACCTAAATTATCAATCAATTGCAATATTTTTTTGTGAGAACTACTTATTCGATATGCCCCAGTATCTAAATTAAGTTCTTTATCAGTTTTTATTCTTCCTCCTGATTTATAGCGTCGTTCAATAATTAATGTCTTTTTTACATCTAATCGATTCGCAATATACAATCCCGCGATACCAGCACCAATAATTATTGTGTCATATATCATATATATATTTAAATATAATTTTTAAATATTAAACTATAAAATGATTCTTAATATACTAATTTATTATTTTTTAAAATACGGATTTATATTAAGTTTACCTATATTATTTTATTATATATACAATAGAAAACCTAAAAGCTATAAACAAACAAAGATTGTAGATTACAATATCAAAGATATACAACGCGATGGATTTTCTATGAAAAAAGTTCCAAAGGACCTGGATTATATTATTATAGGTAGTGGTATAGCTGGATTAGTTACCGCCGCATTCTTATCAAAAATAGGTAAAAAAGTATTAGTTTTGGAACAACATTATGTAGCAGGAGGGTGTTGTCATACATTTAATGAACATGGATATGATTTTGATACTGGTATACATTATGTAGGTAATGTTCAAAAACTAAATAAGATTTTAGACCCAATATCCTTAAAAACCCCCGAATGGACAAAATTAGGCTCTACAAACTCAGACCTATCTGAAGTGTATGATGAAATTGTAGTTAAAGATAAAAGTTTTTGTATTAGAACGGGTGAAGAAAACTTTAAAGGAGATTTAATAAATCGATTTCCAGAAGAAGAAGAAAATATACACACTTATTTTAAGTTATTAAAAAAGGTTAATTCCTACAAATTTTATTTTATCCTTAAAATATATAATTTCAGATTTAATTTTGTTAAACGATTTTTAACAAGTTTCCTATGTAAAGATTATTTATATTATGCCAATAAAACCGCATACGACGTTTTAACTGAGAACATCACTCAAAATAAGGCTTTATTAGCAATTTTATTAGGGCAATTTGGTGATGGTGGGTGCACTCCTAAAAAGATGAGTTTTACAATGTATTCAGGAATAGTTAATCATTATTTAGAGGGTGGGTATTATCCTCACAAAGGGCCGAGTGAAATAATTAAAAATATCATACCTACAATTTTAAAACATGGTGGTAGAGTGCTTGTTAGAAAAGGTGTCAAAAATATCGTTTTGGATGAAAATAAGAAAAAGGCATTAGGTGTTAAAATGGAAAATGGAAATATCATTTATTCTAAAAATGTAATATCTAGCATTGGATTTATAAATACATTTGATAAATTATTAGAAAGAGACGTAGTTAAAAATCTCAAAATAAATAGTTTAATAAAAAATTATAAACCACCTATTTCTTATTTTTATAGTTTTATAGGATTAAAACATTCTTTAGATACAATAGGATTAACAACAAGAAATATATGGGGATATCCACACTGTAATTATGATAAGATGATGGAAGATTTTTGTAAAGACCCATTAAATGCTCCCATACCTTATTTTATAGCTTTTCCCAGTGCTAAAGACGCGAATAATGAGTCCAATAAATATAAACCTACAGCAGTGGTATTAACGATGATAAATTATGAAAATTTTATGGAATGGAAAGATGAAAAATGCACAAATAGAAGTGAGACGTATAAAGAATTTAAACAGAAAATTTCCGATAGATTATTAAATGAATGTCTATTTAAACATTATCCAGAATTAAAAGATAAAATTGAATATATCACAATTGGGACACCATTAACTAATAGTTTTTATTTAGGTAGTCCCAATGGAGAATGTTTAGGTTTAGATCATACTACTGATAGGTTTACTAATGATTTATTAACACCCTACACAGAAATTGAAAATCTTTATATGACTGGACAAGATATATGCACTGGTGGATTTTCAGGCGCTATAAATGGTTCTTTTATATGTTTAAATCATATATTAGGTTATGGGTCTATTTTCGACATACTAACAGGGAGAGATTTACTAAAAGATATAAATAAAATATAAAGATATAATTTATATTGTTATATATATATATATAAATGTATAATCGTATAAAAAATCCTGGGTCAGGAAGGTATGTTAATATCAATACTAAATTAGGTAAAAGAATATTAAAAAAATATATTTTAGAATTATATGGAGGAGCTTCGATACTAAAAAGAAGAGGAATTGCTGCACCAAAATCAAAAAAAAAAATTACCACTATATCAGATACAAGACAATTAAAACATGATGTAAAACACATGACAAATAGAGAAGCTGATATTATTTTTAAAAGCACTGATGAAATACCCGTAACGTATAATATTGTAAAAGCTAGTGATTTACTCAAAAAATATATAGAAGAACCCGAAAAAATATTTATAGAAGATGAGTATTTGAATTTTGATACACATATACCTGATAAACGAACATTGATTGAAAAATTTATAGAAACTGTAAAACTCGAAGAACGCAATATTATTGAAGTTACTAATCCAGATTTAAAATTTAAATATTTTTATCAATCTTCTGGAACATCGCGCGAAGGAAGTAATTTAAAAGGATATGTTTTACCTATGGATATAAAACCATTTGCTTTACAATTTAACATGTTTGAAATTGATTTTCGATTTACAAAATTAGAAGATAACGCCCTATTAAATACTTCAAATATTGATGATTATTATGGTATTGATTTTAATATTGATTCTATGAATAAATACTTACGATTTATGAATAAAGACTATGCGGCAATATGTAAATATATAACAAATCAATAAAAATAACATAAAATTTATAATTTTATTTTTTTTTCTTTAGATATATTATAAGTATGTACGATAAGATTACAAATCCAAAAACAAAAAGAAAAGTTAATATTAATTCTAAATTAGGTATGTCTATAATAAAAAATTATATTGATGTATTACAAACAGGTGGTAAATTTATAAATCCTAAATGTAATGAACCTCTTAATTATCTTAGAAATTTTACTGAATGTCAAAAAGACCCTATGTATGATGCTAATGCAAATGATAATCTAAAAGTTTTTTTAAACTTACAAGAAAATTGTACTGATCAAGATTTATCACTGAAGCTAATGTCTGAATTATATAGTGATATAATTTTTAAAACAAATGTTAAACGAGAAAATATTTTTGGTATTATTCCTAGGAGTCATGAAATAAAAAAAATATATTTTAACGACCATAAATCACATTATAAAATTATAAACTATAGTTATATGTTCAATCAAAAAAATAAAAAAAACCAAATAACTGAAAATTATTGGCGCAATAATAGTGCATTAGGTGTAAAAGATGTGTCAGAAGATGTTTTAAAAATAAATAAAGGTGCATTAAAAACAAGAAAAAATAGACATTTATTAGATAATTCTAGTTTAGAAAATAATATATTTTTACAAGATGTGTTTATTAATTATAAAGGTAATTATGAATCAGGGTGTCATATTCAAAATCATATTGATTTTACTAATAAATTAATTAGTAAAAGGAAAATAAAGCCTGGTGATACTTTATTGTATTATATTTATACACATGGAGGATTTAAAAGTATGCAATATCCATCATATGGAAAAACTAATGAAGCCGTAACTAAGGTGTATGAAGATTTATATTATCCTATTATTAAGGCTTTAGGTAAAACAGGCACATTTATATATATTCCTAATTATTGTAGAACAGAAGATTCAAATAAAGTATTAATAAAAAATATAATTGATACTAGAAAACCTGAAGTAGATTCAAAAATAATAATTGTTCCCACCAAATTAAATGATTTTTTAACTAACTCAGTAGGTATATATACTGATAATAATGCCAAGTACGACGAAAGACTAATAAACCCCTATAAACTATCAATTAAAGATAATTCTTTAGAAATACATTTGCCTAAGGAACCGTTCAAAACATATATTAAAAATCTTATAGAACATTTCACAGATATGAGTATAAAAAAGGAGGACATATTTGATAGTTTATATAGAACCGATTTTAAGAATTTCATTAAAGAATTACATGGCTACGAATTAAATTTAAAAGCCGGACATAAATATCAATTAGTTGATTTTCAAAAAGCATTAATAAATTTAACAGAAAACTATCGAACAACACCTTGGGTAAATTATGATGGTGCTGATATAAGAAGATTTATATTTATACACAAATTAATAGTTGAAATAGATAATATTTTCAGCCAAGTAAACTTAAAAACGTTAAAAAATTCAGCAGCAAGCACAGCAAGTTTAACCAAAGCTCAATATATAAACCTTCTTAAAAAAATTATTATGAATAGATTAATTCCATATAATAACGATACAAAAACAGCTTTATTAGATAAAGATACAGGCGGAGAAGATATCATAAATAATACAAAGATTATTTTAGATATATTAAACTATCCAGATTTAAATACAATGGATAGTGTAGGTTTATGTCAATATGTAAGAAATTTACAGTATAAAACATTTACAGATAATCCTTTAATTGGATATACTTATAAAACATTCAAAAAAAATTTAGAATCAGCTCCTGACAATTATGGAACGATACGTCCTGAAGATTGTGTAAAGGCATTGGTGCATGAGAATTCATGTAATATTAATTATAAATGGACTTCTGCTGATAAAGTAACAATGATACGACCAGGGTTATCAAACGACCTAATCAAAAACTTGCAAAATAAAGATTTTGTAAAAACATTAAGCGATGAACAAATATTAGATTATATGAATCCAATATTAAAATCAACTAATTCACCACCAGGGGTATCAAGTGAAAGACTACTTAAAAATGAATTCAGATTATTTTCAGATGAGGTTGAAGAATTACGGACTCCAGATATGGGTAAAAAATATCCAGGCAACGGTCCTATAACTCTTGCCGACCCAACGGAAAAAGGTCATAAAGGAATATGGGAAAGATTTAAAGAAGATTATAAACTTAAAGAAACTGATTTAGTATTAATAGAAAAATACACTGATACTGGACGAGATTATTTCTTAAAAAATATTAAAAATAATAAAAGATTTACTGTAACTTTTAATGAACCAGGTTCATCAGCAAATTGGTCTGATTCAGAAGAAGAAGATATTCTTACAGATGAACAAGCAAGTGAGATACAGGAGCAATATATGTCTGAAATAAATGAACAATATGGTGTAAAGATTTCAGAAACAGACAGTAAAAGTTTTGATTGTAAACTGACAGATGGTAAAGTATTAAGAACAGCAATTTTGGATATGTTAATTAATATTCATAAAGTTGAAAATTCTTCTATGACTGAAAAAGATATGTGGGGTTTAATTGGTGGGGTTCCTTCTGGTGCTGTTATTTCAGATAACTATGAAGAACTTAATCACACAAAGTCTGAAGAAGTTTTGACTTATCCTGAAGGTTTTATTGATGAAGAAATTAATGGTTCAACACAGGCAACACCCGTAGCCAGTGAAGTAGTGGATAAGACAACATGGGTAACCACTATAGTCAATATGGGAATCGACCCATCTATTGCACATGCAGCAGCTGCTAACGCGTCAAATCTTGAGACAGCTGTTGACATGGCCCTGAGCGGCAAGGTAACACCAGTAGCCAAAGATGCTGTTGATGATAAAGAAGCATGGGTAGCCCAGATAGTCGAGATGGGAATTTCTCGGTCTAAAGCACAGGCAGCAGTAGCACGTGCATCAAACCTCCAGAATGCAGTTGAACTTGCCCTTACCGGTGGTGGTAGGAATACCAACTTGAAAAATACCTATAATACTATAATTAACCCAATAACAAATAAAAAACTCAATTTAAATACTAAATCAGGTAGAAATTTACTCTTAAAATTTTTAAACCAACAATAATAATTTTTAAATTTAAATTTATATAAATAAGTATCTTATTAATATAAATTTTAAAATATAGATTTTAAAATACTAATTCTAAATATTTTTTTGTTTCAATAATATCTTTACTATCTTGTTTAAAAATAGTCCCTATCATTATTAACCCTTCCGCATATCTTTTTTTTGTATCTTTTTCAACATTATGGTCCCAAAATATTCTAACTAAAGCTCTTTTAATTGTCTGCTCTATATCAATAGATACCATATTTATAATTACGTCACTTGCTTTAGATTTATCATTTCGTGACTCTAAACAAGATTTCGCTAAATTGTATTTATAACTAAAGTCTCTACTTCGCGTTTTAAAATAATTTTTAAAATTTTCCATTTGATTGAGATATCCTGAACCGATTTCGACATATACTCTTCCAACTAATTTTAATAACATATTACTAAATGGAGTCGTATCCAAATTTTTTTTTGTTTCTTGATAATATTCTCTAGATTGGTCACCCATCTCTAAATACTTTTTCAATAATATTAATATATTATTTGCAATTTCTAATTCTCGTTTTATTTGTTTAATTTCAAGATTTTCAGTTTTAAATTCTTTAGATGAAATAGTATAAATTATAATTTCACCAATATAAAATTTCAATTGTTCGCTCCCAAATAATATTTTATAGAAAGTTTCACTATCAACAAACTCAGTCTCTTTCATACCATCTTTTCCTAATTTATTATATTTTTGTCTTAGTTCATCATCATTTAATATTTGATAGGCTTCATTTATTAATTTAAACTCTGATTCTTTTTCAGGAAATTTATCTGGATGTGTCGTTTTTGCTAATTCATAATATTTTTTTTTTATAGTAGATTTACTTGCATTAAACTCAACTCCCAAAATATCATAATAATATACATCCTTTACAGGTTCATCAGAATAACATACATGTGCTTTTTTAGTTTGTTTAATATCTTTGTATTTATTAATTTCCTCTTTTAGACTATAATATATCCATTTATTTTGAGTCTTGTCCCATATTTTACCATTATATTTAGAATACATAGCTATAGGCGTATTCACTAAACCATGCAATATTTGTTTTGTCCCCATTATTACCCCTCCTAATGGTAAAGCAATCGATAAAACTATTCCAATTCCAATACCTTTAGCTACACCTTTGGGTCCTTCTTTTGAATAATATATGGGTGTTCCAATTAATCCTACTAATCCTGTAAATACACCTTTAGTTATATTAACAATCCCATTAAAACTACCTGAAACAATATCTCTAGGCGATGATGTATAAAAAAAACTGGAAGAATTACTTTTATCCAATGACTTATTTATAATTTTATTATCCATGGTATTATACTATAAGATAGTATTTATAAATATATATATAAAATATAACTATCTTATTTTTTAATTTTAAAAATTATTATTTATATAAATTAATATATAAGTTTTATGCATTATGATAAAAACACTGAAAAAATAATTTATATTATAAACACATTAAATTTATTAGATGTTAAAGTAGAATCTATGGAGAAAAAAATAGATGAAATAAATCAATTGTTTATGAAATATGAATTCAATAAAAATTTAAAATTATCTCAATCTAATTCGTATCTTAAATTTCAAATTAATATTTTAGTAAATGAAAAAAAATACTATATTAAAGTTAAAAGTTTAATAGTTAGAAAAATATTTAAAGAACTATATGAAATTTATAATTATTCAATATTATTACTCATTAGTTTAGATAATTTAGACTACGGATTTTTAACTGAAAAAAACAATATTATGCAAAAAATAATTAAAATTAAAAAAGATAAAAATTTAGATTACAATAAATTATCGGAAATAACTAAAATTATTAATACTAATTTATATTTAGTTAAAAATTTGCTTGACTTGTTTGAAAAATTTATTATCGAATCATCTAAAAAAAATATGAAAAAAAAATTACATACTAAAAATTTAAAAATAAATCTAATGAACAATAAAAATCATATAAATTTAGAATATATAAAATATAATGAACAGTTAGAACTCTTATTAGACTATTTTTATAATTTTTCTATTAAAATAGAAAAACAATTTAAAAATCAAGGAATATTATCAGTATATATGAATTTTGAAAATACTTAAATATTATCCACATAATAAATTTATAACTTTATGCCAAAAAAAAACAAAATAGCATCAATTAAAAGAAATTATTGGAAACAAGAAGAAGAAATTTTACTTAAACAATGGGCCGATAATGCAAAATGTTATCAATGGATGCATAATAAAAGCAGACAAATTTATCAAAAGAAAAATGCAATGTATACTATCCCTGTTATTATCATATCAACTATAACAGGAACAGCTAATTTTGCCCAAGATCGATTTTCAGAAAAAATAAAAGAATATGTCGTAATAACAATTGGTTCTTTATCATTAATCGCGGGTATAATTACCACTGTTTATCAGTTTTTAAAAATTTCTGAAATTAATGAAGGTCACCGAGTTGCCATGTTATCTTGGGGAAAATTTTCACGTAATCTAGAAGCCGAATTATCACGACATCCATTAGACAGGACATCTGCATCAGAATTGATTAAAATTTCTAAAGAAGAATACAATAGATTAGTAGAAATATCTCCATTTATTACAAATAAAGTCCTAGAAAATTTCAATAAAAAATTTAAAAATAGCAAAAACTTATTTAAGCCTGAAATAGGGAATATTATTAATCCTATGAATATGTTTACTATGGACGATTCTGCAAGACAAAATATGATTGATGAATTAAATCAAAATATAAATATTAAAAATAAGGCTATTATCAAAAAAGAGACTAAAAAACTTTCACAGTTAGATAAATTTAAAACAAGTTTCCATGAACTTAATAACAGATATCCTAATAAAGATGAGATACATAAAAACATGAAATATATAAATGATGAAAATTACAGTTCTTTGTCGGAAACATCGACCGTTGATTCCAATCAAAGTAATAATTCACTAGGTCAAGAAAATTATAACAATTCTGATGATAATGTGAATTATAGCGAAACACATATTGATATGTCAGAAATAGATAATGAAGATATAATCAATGATTCTGAAGAAATAATTCTAGACGATGGAACTGATTTAGATAAGAGTATAAACAAAGAAACGATTGCTTATTTATAAATTATTTACTTAAATATATATCTATAAATTTAAGTAATTAGATGATTTTATCTCCATCAGATGAACAAATTAAAGTTATAGAAAATATTGATAATAATAATATAATTGTCGACTCAGTTGCTGGAAGTGGAAAAACGACTACAAATTTACATATTGCAAAAAAATACCCTAACTTAAATATTCTTTTATTAACGTATAATTCTAAATTAAAATTAGAAACAAGACAAAAGGTAATTAAATATCAAATTCATAATTTAGAAACACATAGCTATCATTCTTTTTGCGTAAAATATTATAATAGAATGTGTTTCAGAGATAAAGAAATCAATAATGTTATAAAAAAAAATACAGTTCCTATTAACAAATTTAAGTATGATATCATTATTTTAGATGAAGCTCAAGATATAACATTGACTTATTACAAACTAATAAAAAAAATATATCAAGATAACAATCATGATGCAAAAATATGTTTACTTGGTGATAAATATCAATCTATATATGATTTTAATGGAGCTGATAGTAGATTTATCGAATTTGGAGAGAAATGTTTTAATTTAAACAAATTTCCATGGAAAAATTGTAAATTAAATTTCAGTTTCAGAATTAATGCAAATATGGCAAGTTTTGTGAATAAATGTATGCTTAACCAAGATAGAATAAAATCAAATAAAATAGGTAGTATACCTAATTATATAATATGTAATACTTTTAGCAATTTTATAGATGAAGAACCTATAGCATTTACAAAATTAAAAGCATTTATTGAAAAAGGCTACAAACCATCCGATATATTTATAATAGCACCATCAGTTAAAAGTGCAGGGTCTCCTGTAAGATTATTGGAAAATAAAATAAAGTTGGAACTCAAAGATATTCCTGTATATGTTCCAAATAATGATGATGAGGAAATAGACAATTCAATTATTCATAATAAATTATTAATATCTACATTTCATCAAACCAAAGGGTTGGAAAGAAAAATTGTTTTTGTTTTTAATTTTGATGATTCTTATTTTAAATTGTATAAAAAAGATAGTAATCCAAAAATATGTCCAAATGAACTTTATGTAGCCACTACACGAGCTTCCGAACATCTAATTTTATTTCATCATTATCAAAACAATTTTTTGCCATTTTTGAATTTAGAAAATATTAAAACTTGCACTAAATTTACATTAAACACACCTTTAATGATTTCTGAAAGTAAGCGGATAAAAAATGTCGATACATCTCCTACAGATTTATGTAACCACTTAAAAGATTCTGTAATAACAAAGTGTTTATCTTATTTTGAAATTAAAAATATAAGACCTATTCAAGATAAAATTAACATTCCTTTAAAAACTAAACAAAATAATAACTATGAATCTGTTAGTGAAATAAATGGAACAGCTATACCCATTTATTTTGAATATTTGAAGAAAAATATAATATCTATAATTGATAAACTTCCATTAGATGAAAATAAAACACAGTATAATAAACATAAATACTCTTTTATAGATGATGATGAAGATAATGATGAAGACGATAAATTTAGACTCCATAAAATAAGGAAAAATATAGATAAAAATTTAGAAATAAAAGATTTATTATATTTAACGAATAGATGGATAACGTATAAAAATGGCTATCTTTTTAAACTAAAACAAATTAAGAATTATAGCTGGTTATCTAATAGTAATTTACAAAAGTGTATCAAAAATCTAGATAAATTAAATATATCTAAAACAGCTATATTTGAAAATAAAATATATATTGAAGATTTACCGGAATTAATTAATAGAAAATTGACAGGATATATAGACTGTATTGATGGTAACAATTTGTATGAATTTAAATGTGTTTCTAAGTTAGAAAATACTCACTATTTACAACTGGCAATTTATGCGTATATATTATCAACAGTAAAAAAAGAAAAATACAATTATTTTTTATACAATATTTTAACCGATGAATTAAATAAGATAGAATTTATTTACGATGATTTAGTAAATATGATAGAATATTTGATAAAGGAAAAATACCTTAATACTAAAAAATTAACTGATGAAGAATTTCTTATAAATATTCTATAAATAAAAGAACTATATCTATATTTATTTACTAATTATATCTTTTGTATCAGGTAATTTATTCTGTTTATTTAAAATATCCATCTCAATTTCTAATTCTATATCCTTTTTTAATTTATTTTCTGATTCATATTTTTCTTGAAACTCTATAAAATTTTTTTTTTTCACATCTTCTAAAATAATTTTATTACCATCAAAATGCAAATCAATCATATTATAACTATTATCTACTAAGCTTTCAATAACATCTTTTTTATTTCTGAATTCCCAATTTCCATTTTTATAGACTACTGCATAGCGTTCTTTTCGATTGGGAATTTTAACATTATGATTTTCAGGATGTTCGGGATTAAAATGTATTTTTTCTACTAAATTCTTTATTGAACTAAAAGGTATTTTCAATAAACTGTTTAAATATTGTCTTGTTATATAATCTAAATTTTCTTGCCCATAATTATTAACATAAATATTTTGTTGCATATTAACTTTGTTATTACTATTAATATTATTATTGTTTCCTCCACGTTCTAATAATATTTCTAATTCTTTACGCATTGTATCTTTTTCTTTTTCTATATTTTCTATTCGTAAAAGTAACTTTTCTTCATTAGAACTTAGTACTTTATTTTTTAATTTACAATATTTTTTCTCATGAAGGTGTCTAGACTGTCTATGTTTAAATACTTTATTACAGAATTTACAATTATAGCCACTATTGACATTTGTATTGACGCTATTGACATTTGTATTGACACTATTGACGTTTGTATTGACGCTATTGACATTTGTATTGACATTATTGACGTTTGTATTGACGCTATTATTGACATTTGTATTGACGCTATTGACGTTTGTATTGACGCTATTGACGTTTGTATTGACGCAATTAATTTCTTTTAATAGTTCATCAATTGTTACTGTTTCTATAATAGGTTTACAAGGAAACTTCCTCTTTAAGTGATTTTTTAGATTACTTTTGTATTCACTACAATATCCACATCGTCGACAAGTGAACATTTCTTTTTATTATAATTATAGGTTATTTTTTAAATATTAATCAATTAATTAATTTAATTAATTATAAACCTCCTCTGATTAATTTTCAAGTAGTTATTACTGAAATAACATAAAATACGTTTAGATATATATTTATATTTACCTACAAACTAAAAATTAATTAATTAATTTAATGATTAAATTAATTAATTTTCCCGGGGGGGGGGCAAAAAAAAAGCACAAAAGTGTTTTTATTTTTTTTTTTTAAAAAACTTTTTTTTCAAAAAAGTCTTGCTGCTTTCGATCAATTTATATTAATTTTAAAATATTATCCATATATTTTTCTAAATCAGGTTGTTTCAGTTTAGAATAGTCTATTTGTCTTGTGGAGTCTCCATATGTTTGCGGTTTTAGAGAATTAACTCGTATAGGGGCGGGCCAATGAGATGTAGTTCGACGTTCTTTAAAGTATTTTAATCTTTTTTCTTTCATTTGTTTAGTATTTTTAGGATGATTTTTAGGTAAGTAACAAACGTATTGAACAATTCGTTCCTCACTTAAGGCTTCTCCATATTGATTTTGGTGAAAACATCTGGAATCCCAAAGAACAAGTGACCCAGCAGGCACATTTAATACGTGTTTTTTATCACTTAATTGATTTAAGGTTCCATGCTCAATAAGTTGCCAAGGTTTAGAACTTTGGATATTTTTTTCTTTAAAATAAGTTTCATGATATTTATGCGTTCCTTTATAAACTACAAGCGTTCTTTCACAATTATCGGTAAGACTAACGAAACCTTGATAACATGATAATCCTTTAGTATTTGGAGCTTGGTCTGTATGAGTCCAAATTTTATCAATTCTATTTTCGTCTTTAGGAATATAACAACTTCCATCAAAAGAAACAATTAAGTCATCTGTTTTCCATAATTGTTTAAATATCTTTTGAATATTTTCATTTGTTCTAATATACCAGGCATGTTCTTGTTGACCAATTTCGTGGAACTTATATATACCATGTGGGTCAATTTTTCTGTGAATTACATCATGATTAGGGATAGTCTTTTTCCAATCATAAAATAATTTTTTTGCATGTTGAATTTCTTGATTTTCTAAAACATTTTGTATTATACAATAACCATTTTCATCTAATTCTTGTTTAATCACTGTGATATTTTTCATTTTTTATTATTTACTCGAAAATTAAAACAATAATCAAATTAAATAAAAAACTTATAAAGATAAATGTAAAGATTAAAATAGAATTATTACAGTTTAAAGTTAAAATATATAATAAAGATAGATATGTATTTAGGCTGTTATGACACAAAATTATACTCTTTTAGAACAAGAATTAATTTTTTAGTTGTAGGAATTATTTTAATAATTTTGGGTGTTCAGTCAACAACGCAAATGTTCAATGATGCTATTCAAAATTATAAATATATAAATATAATAACAATTGTGTTTTTAACTTTAGGACCTTTTCTAATTTTTTTATCTTTCATCCATTTAGGTAAAAAAAATAATGATTATACACAAATTAATTTATAAAATTTCAAGCAAATTATTAAAATAATTTATATCTAAATTAGGTTTGACATCAAATGTTAATCCTCCCTTGAACGTATATTGAGCTTTTGATTTTAGAATTTTTAGCTCACTTATTGAATCACCATTTTTTCTAATACTATACTTTGATTTTACTCTATCTTCATGAATTACGTAACCTTTTTGTGTAAAAATTACTAAGCTATTACCTATAGAGTTTTCTAATTTATTATTTGATTCAATAAAGCCTTTTATTAAATCATCTACTACATCTTTTTCTAATATTGTATAACTACAATCTAAATCTGATAAACAATCGGTAATGTTTTCTTTCATCTTTAAGATAATACTTTTAACTACAACCTCAGTATGAATTGAGTTTGAAATCAACGTATTAACTTGAGTGTCAATTGTAGTTTTCATTTTTAACGCATCATTTTTTAATTTTGAAATATTTTCATAAAGTATGTCCAGATATTTTAATGAATTATAGATTAATTGACATTTCTCATCGAGTAAATCTCCTGAAATATTTTTATTGTTTTGTTGTGATATTTCTCTTAAAAACAAGATACCATAAATAATATTCATATTTTCAAAACCGCAATTAGGAATAAAAACAACATGCTTACCTTTTATACATTTATATTCCAATCTACGATGTCCTATTATAGAAGATGACAATGAAACAAACAAACCATAATTTATTCCAGTGCTATCTAAATCATTGTAAAATTTTTTAATTTCAGTAGAATTTACAGGACTTGAATATAATTTAGATTCAATAAGCATTTTAGGAAAATGACTTGATATTAAATGAATATCAGATTCATGACCTTTAGAAGCAGTTACTTCAATACTATCATCTTGAAATCCTATTTTTAAAACCTTTTCTAAAAAATTTTCACCGATACAACCTTTGATACTAGAAGTATTGGCATCTCCTGTCAATTTATTAACAATATTAGTAAGTTGCTTATATTGTTGTTTTGATTCGTCGGTATATCGTGATAATGAATTTTCTACACATGTATTAATAGTTTCTAATTTATGGTTTATAATCTGTGTATTAGTATTATTATGTTCAGATAATTGTATAATTTCTCTATTTCTTGTTGACATATCTTGTTTTAAATTTACCACTTCAGAATGGATAGGGTCAAGCAATGAACTTGCCGGATTTATAGATATATCTGCTAAACTAGATATTTGTTTACCTAAATTAAGTAATTTATTTAAATTTTTTAAATTTGAGCTTATATCTATATCTTTTAACCATGGATTAATTTCAAGGTCTAATTCTAAAAACAATTTTTCCATAATTATTTTTGTATTTAAATTTTAATATTTATCAAATTTAAATATAAAATAATGTATATGATTAATTTAACAGAAAATCAAGAATTCATCTTAATAAAAGATTTTGAAAAAATTCCAAGAAAGGAAAGCAAAAATGACCGCGCAGTGTATATTAACAAAAATGAAGGTATTTGTCTTAAAATACCTAAAAATAATAAAAAAAGTATATTGGGTGCAAAATCAGAATTAACTTTTTATAATTCTTTATCTGAGTCTTTAAAAAAGATATTTAGTAAGCCTCTAGGAATTTTAGATACAAATTTAGGAAACGCTTATGTTTTCGAACTAATAAAAAATGAAAACGATATTTCTATGACTCTCGATTCATATATAAATAAATATGGTAAAAATAACAATATTTATAATAAATATTTAAACTTAGTTAATTTAATTATTAAAAATAACATCAAAATTCATAAATTTCATCTTAAAAATGCAGTCGTAAAACTTAAAAATAAAAAAATTACTGATATAATTATAGTTGATTATGAGTTTTCAAAAACAAAATTTTTTTTTTTACCCAGAGTTTATTACAAATTAACAAAACGAATGTTATACAAAAAATATATTAATTTATATATAGAAAATGTTTAATTAGTGAAATTTAAATTCCAGAAATACTAAGAAATTTTTGGATTGTAGTTAAAGCTAACTTTTGATTTTGGTTAAAAAACGTATAACGAGGAGTATCCCCTACACGGTATTTGCGTTTAAAACGTTTAGCCTCTTGGAACATCGATTTTAAATTAGTGGATTTTATGACAGTCCACCGACGGATATCGGATTCAAATTGACTTGCCCCTGAAAACATCTCTTGCATCTTAGTCACATTAGAGGTATTCCAATCTCCTATAGGTTGGTTAAATTTACTTG